AGATAATTTTTTACCTTATGCAGATAAAATTATTCTTGCAGGAATACCAGGCAACCATGGAGAAATGAGCAGAAGTTCTAAAGGTCAAGTATTTACTAACAGATTAGATAATAGCGATACAATGCACTTAGAAATTTGTAATGAAATTATGCAGGCAAATCCTGAAAGATATAAAAAAGTAAAAGTTGAAATTCCTGAAGGTTTTCATCAGGTTTTAGAAATAAAAGGGAAAAAAGTTGCTTGGACACATGGCCACATGACAGGAAATTCAGGAAGTAATCCTGAAGTTAAGATAGAAAATTGGTGGAAAGGACAGATGTATGGTTTCTTACCTTCTGGAAGTGCAGAAATACTTGTAACAGGACATTACCACCATTTTAGAGCAAAATATCAGGGAGATAGAGCATGGTTTCAAGCACCTTCGCTTGATCGCAGTATAGATTTTACAGAAAGAACAGGTTTATGGAGCCACCCTGCAGTCCTTAGTTTTACAATTAATGAAAAGGGTTGGGATAACCTTAAACTTTTATAACTTGTTTTGTCATAAATATAAGATTAAAATAAAATTAGGTATATATGGCTAAAGAATTAGTTGGTATAGAAAATGACGGGTTAAAAGCTAAAGTTATTTATATTGAAAATGATACTTGGTTTAGCGAGGATCTAAAAGTAGGTATAACAATGCTGAAAGACTTAATGCCTGATCAAGATAACAAGTAAATTAAGCTTTGCTAGAAAGTCTGATTTTAACTTGTGTTTTGTCATCTCCAATTTCATTGGATCAATTAGATCAGTATTTTTCTTGTAAAGATAGAAATGAAATCATTATGCACATGCAAGAATATATACCTTTGTTTAGTGAATATTTTGAGCATGATGATATAGAAACTGCTTTAAGAATTACCTATTGCGAAAGCAGAGGAAATCCTAATGCAGTAAATAAAAATAAAGATAATTCCTATGATAAAGGATTATGGCAGTTTAATGATCACACATGGAATTGGCTTAAAGATAAGTTAAAAATCAAACAAGATAGATTTGACATAGAAACTTCAACTGCAGTAGCAAGTTGGCTAATTTATAACGACACTATCAATCATTGGTGGCCGAGTGCATTTTGTTGGAAAATCAATCTCAAGACATATACTAGGTTTGAACTAGAGCGATTTTTAGACTAACGGTTCATAACTATCAATGATCAAAGGTGTATCAGTAGGCATTATCTACTGAGAAAAATATTTTAAGTTAATTGACATATATTAAATCTTTGATTAAATTAGTCTTATAAATTGTTTTTAGAAAGGAACAAAAATGAAAGAAAAATTAGTTAAATTAACAGAATTAAAAGATTATAAAAAATTTACAATGCACGATGGAAAGTGTGTTTGGAAAAACGACGACGAAAGGGTTTTGTTGTTGTTTGAATATCAACACACAAGCGTTATGACACCTTGTTGTAAATTTGAAACAGGGAGAACACAACCTGAAATGTTTGAAAGCATGACAGATCGTATGGGAAGGAATTATTAAAATGAAATGTAATACCTGTAAAAGAAAATTACAAAAATTTTACCACCATATTATTGTTGATGAACTTGAAAATGCAGGATCACTTGTGCGACATATCTGCACAGGTTGTTATCTTGCAGAATTAGGAAGTCCTTTAATTAAATCTTAGATTTGACAACCTAAAGTAAAGTGTTATAATATTTATATGGGGATAAATAAAAGAGTGAATACAGTTAAAAAACAACAAAATAAAGTCTATGACGCAGAAGGTGTTTTAAGGACTTCCTATAACTTGATCCCTAACCTTCGTGAAATAAATTCTGCAACTTTTACTGACAAAAAACCTAATAAAAACTTTCGCTTCATTGTTGATCAAACAGGTGTAATTGTTGGCCACACAGGTAAATATGAAATGTATTACATTGATAATTATGATGTAAATGCTAAAAATTACAACGACATAGTAAATCAAAACAGATTTACTTGGATATATGGAGCAAAAAATCCTAACAGACTTCCAAAAGATAAAGTAAATAAATTAGTAAATGCACAAATAAAAAGAACAATATATACAAAAGCATTTTATAAAAAGTATTTTTACTCATCTCAACCAAAAATTACCTGCAAAGGAGACACAGGATCTTGTTGGTATCACTCCGACAATACAATTACTTTAAAAAGTTGGGCAAGTGACGCAACAATATTACACGAACTTGCACACCAACGATCTGCAAAGCATGGCCGAGTATTTGCTACCAATTATTTATTATTGGTCGGTAGATTTATGGATCATGGAGAACAAGCAAAATTAGTGCATAGTTTCAGAAAATGGGGTGTTGAGTTCAATGGTACTTTTCAGCACACAAACGAGTGCCTACGACACAATGGAGTAACAGATACAGATATTCTTGAAAAAGGATATAATAACTCAAAAAGGTGCTCACAGGGATCAACAAAGCACTTCACAATAACCGATCAGCAACTTAGAAAGGAATAATATGTATTTAGGAACTCCACAAAAACCTATAAAAGAAAATGAGTTTAAAAGCAATATTAAACAAAATATATATGACAAATTAAATCGTGGAGATTTTATTTGTAGTTTTACAAGCCCTGAAGCAAGAAAAATTATATATGAAATTAAAACAAAATTACAAATGAATATTCAAACATTATCCTGCGATTGTGAAAAGTATTCAAGAAAACATAATGCCTATTATTATGAGTGGGCAACTGAATTTAGGCAATAGACTTCCTCGCATAAACTATCAACTCTAGTTTTTAAATGGCTTAAACACGATCCTAGTGATAGCAAAAGTTCAACTAAAGCACTAAAAATATAAAAGCCCATGAAACCACGGGCTTTTATACAACAGGGGATAAAATAAATTATCGTAACAATTTTAACACAGTTTTGCTAAAATACTAAGCATGAACACAGAAAAAATAAAAATTGACGAATTAAAATTTGATCTTGATAATGTCAGGAAGCATGACGATAATTCTATAAAGGCAATAGCCAACTCTTTATCAGCCTTTGGTCAAAGAAAACCTATCGTAATTGATCAAACAAATACTGTAATTGCAGGAAATGGAACATTAAAAGCAGGTATTTACTTAGGCTTAAAAGAATTAGATTGTGTTAGAGTTCCTGATGATTGGAGTAAAGAAAAAATAAAAGCCTTTGCTATTGCCGATAATAAAACACACGATTTATCAGAATTTGATAATGAACTTTTATTAAATACCTTACAAGAACTCAATGAATTTGAAATTGAGGTTACAGGATTTGAAGCAGACGAATTAGAGGATTTAATGATGTTTAAAAAAAATCCTTTTAAAACAATTAAAATTGACATTAATGAATTAAAACCACACCCAAAAAATTATCAAGAACACCCTGAGGATCAGTTAGAGCATATAATTAACTCTATTAATACGCATGGCTTTTATAGAAATATAGTGATCGCTAAAGACTTAACTATACTTGCAGGTCATGGAGTTGTTGAGGCAGTAAAAAAAATGGGAACAATTAAAAGAGTACCTGTAATTAAGCTTGATATTGATAGCGACAGTGTGCAGGCCTTAAAAGTTCTTACAAGCGATAACGAAATTTCACAATTAGCACAGGTAAATGATAAGGCCCTTACAAACCTTTTAAAAGAAATACTTGAACTTGACGAAAGTATTTTAGGCACAGGATATAATGAGGATCAGTTATCAGCCTTAGCTTACACTTCTACAACAAAAAATGAAATAGGAAACAAACAAGACGCAAATGATTGGGTTGGAATTTTTGAACACGAACAAAGGCCTGAAATATTTTCTGTTGTTGTAAAATTTGAAAACGAAGCAGACAGACTTAAATTTGTTGAGGAAAAAGGTATTGAGAACTTTCACAACCAAAGAGGAAATGTTTGGAGCACCTATTATCCTTTTAGAGATAAAGATGATGTAAGCAATTTGTATCTTGTTGATGATGACGAAAATTAAATATCCTGTATTCATAATTTCTAAAGGCAGACATGATGTCGGCATGACTGCAAAAATGTTTTTAAAAGACAAAGTACCTTTTAAACTTGTAATAGAACCACAAGAATATGACGATTATGCAAGATACTTTGACGAAAAATTATTAATTAAAACTCCATTTAGCAATTTAGGTCAGGGATCAATACCTGTAAGAAATTTTTGTTGGGATATGGCTTCTGAAATGGGAGCTGAAAGACATTGGGTATTTGACGACAATATAAGATACATGCAGGCTTGGTATAAAGGAAAAAGATTACATTGTCAAAGCACATTGGGAATAAAAGCAGTTGAAAAATTTACTGATAGATACACAAACATAGCAATTTCAGGCATGAATTACAGTTTTTTTGTAGTTCCAAAAGAAAATATAAATATTCCTGCATATATATTAAATACAAAAATTTACAGTAATTTGCTTATAAAGACTGATCTTGATTTTCGTTGGAGAGGTAGATACAACGAGGACACAGACTTATGCTTACAAGCACTTAGCAAAGGTTACTGCACAGTTCAAATAAATAATTTTATGATCCAAAAAAATCAAACAATGACAATGAAGGGTGGTAATATGGCTGAACTTTATCAAGGTGATGGAAGGCTTACTATGAGTAAAAGTTTAGAAAAAATGTGGCCAAGAGTGGTAACCACTTCAAGAAAATGGGGAAGGCCACAACACCATATAGTAAAAAACTGGAGACAATTTAATACACCATTAATTCCTAGAGATGATATTGATTGGGATAATATAGAACAAGATAAATTAAATATAACTGCAACTGATAGAGGAATTAAAAGCGATCATTTGAAAAAATATGTAGATGAGATAAATGGTAAATAATAGAGAATTTGATATTAGAGAAGACGAAACTTATACTGATTGGAAAATTAGAAAAAGTCAAGAACGAAATTTACCAAGTAGTATGAGCCAAAGAAATAGCAACAGAAACTCTATTGGATTATGCCCAAACACAAAACAGAAAAAAAATACCTGTAAATGTAAAACATGTATAGCAAGACGAAACCGAAATAAAGGACGCAGAAAACAAAATCAAGCTCGTAAATTGCTCAAAATTCCTTCTAATAGATTTGCAGGTGCAGACGCACACGAGGAAAATTGGAGCACAGGTATTCGTGTTGAAGTAAAATCAGGAAAACAGGTTGGCCCTTTTGCTACTGCATTTTATAAAGGTAAATTACAAAGTGACACAAACCACAAAGCCATAGGTACAGGATCAAAGCCTTTTGCCTATGTTGCTATGCCTGACGGTAAAAACACAGGAATAATTGCACTTGAAATACAGGATTTAGAAAATTTTTGTTTAGAAGTTTTAAAAAACTTTGGTTATTCATTAGATTATGAACAGTAAAAGTTCAACAAGTTCAACACTTTGAAGGTTAATAGTTATTCAACTCTCCTTTAGAAATCGCTTAAACTCGAAGCTAGTATTGGTCTTGAGTTATGATTTTGCCCAACTTTGAAATTCGCCTAAATAGAAACCTTTTTCATCGGAATACCATGTATAAGGAACTGCAGGTATGTCAGCATATTGTTTATAGAATATAGGATCTTTTCTGTATAAATTTGACTGATGACTACGATGAAGCCAAAAATTACCAAGCCATACAGGCTTATTTTCAGGATAAAGATTTCTGTATTGACTATATTGACTTGATACTTTATCCCAAACTGTGTCTTTGTAGCCTTTTTTGATCCAAGTTGTGCAAATAACTCTAGTATATTCGTAAAGCCAACTTTCAGATCCTCGCCACATATTGATTATAGGGTGGTGCTTCCAACCTGTGTCTTTTGTAATTGCGTTGAATATTTGAAGGCACTCAACTCTTTGTTTGCCTAATCTTTTATTGTCAAGAACTTTAGCGCTTTCGTAAAAATCCTCGTATGGTAAAAATGTCTGCATTTTATCTCCTGTATTTTTGTAGTATTATAACTACAACAAAGGACTTTTGTTTAATTTAGGATTTAATTTGTCCTGCACCTGCATTAATATATTTATTGTGTATGCGTATTATGAGTGCGTAAAAACATGCCCATTATCGGTGGTAAGGTATTTGGAACAGGCAACTGCAATAAATACCTTCCACCATTTTATTAGGAGAAATATGAGTGAAGTAAATACATACTTTGATCCTGTATCTAATGCAGAGATCGCTGAAATTATGGGAGTAACAAGACAAAAGGTTTCGTCTTTACATTTTCATAATAAACTACCTAAACCTTATAAAGTGCTTAAATGTGGGCCTTTATGGGATAAAAAAGAAATAACAACTTGGTTATATAATAATAATATGATCAAAGAACAGGAGATAAATAATGCAAAGGTTACAACAGATAATTCTATCTAAACCATGGAATAAAAAATTAGTTAAAAAACTAAATAAAGGTTTTGGAGATATTGATTATGTAGAACACACACAAGTAACACAAAAATTAATTGCAGTTAGTCCTGATTGGAATTTCAATATAGAAAAATATATTGAGGACACAGTTGAGGATATGAACGGAATACAAAGAACTTTTATTGCAGGAGCACAAGTTTCTATAACAATGAAAGTAGATAATGAGTATCTAACAAGAAGTGAAGTTGGTATGTGCGACAAACCTTTCTTTCATAGTGATCCAAATAAAGTTTATAACAACGGGCAACGAGCAAAAGAGTGTGTTAGTGACGCAATTAAAAGATGTGCCATGCGATTTGGTGTTGGGCTTGAACTTTATGACACAGACGCATGGTTGAGTGATTATTTAGAAAAAGAAATTGTTGAATTAGAAAATTTATCTAATGATAAACAACAGTTAAGTGATAAAGAACTTTTAAATACAGACACAAGCCTTGATGATCAAAGAATAATGGAGGAATTTAAAGACGAATTTGTCATGGAAGAAGAATAGAATACTTCAATGAAAATTGTTAGTGAGTTCCCTTTATTCAGCATTGTTCCTGAGTGGTTAATTGAAAGTAAAGTAAGCGATAACGCAATTAGAGTTTATGCTACATTGTGTCGTTTCGCTGATAAAGTTGATGGATCATGTTGGCCGAGTATTTCTACCATTGGTAAAAGGTGTGGTAAAAGTGGATCATCAGTAAAACGAGGAATTAAAGAACTTAAGGATATTGGTGCAATAGAAGTTAAGCCACGATTTTTAGAGGATAATGCAGGCCAAACAAGTAATTTATATATTATTAAATTTAATCCTGCATATACCAATTCTGATATGGAGCCCCATATCAAAAATGAACAGGAGGGTGGTTCAAATAAGGTACGCAAACCAAAGTCATCTAACCAAAGTCATATTATAAAACAACAAACTAATAAAAATGAAATATATAAAGCACTTACAGATAATTTATATAAACCTAAAACTAAAAATGAAATATCAAGTTTTAATAAAGTTGCTAAAGACTTATCTGAAATAAACGCAACCTATGAACAGGTAGCTGATCGGATCAATATATATAGAAAAAAATGGTCAAACATGACATTGACACCATTTGCGTTAAGTAAAAATTGGAGTTTGCTTGGAGAAATGCACGAACAATATAAACCACCAAAAAAACGCGATTGTAAAATAGAAGGTTGTGTATGGATAGACTTAGATGTTATTTTTTATTGTCAATTCTGCAAGAAGGAAAAAAGCAAGTAGTATGGATATATGGATAGCGAAATAAATTTTGGTGCGTTAAGTGTCAGATATTACCTTGAGCAATATCAAGAAATACTTGATTTAACTTATGATTTTGGAATATTACACCCCGATATAGATAGTCAAGGTGGTTGTGGATTTAAGTTGTTTGGGCATACTTTTTTAATTTGTGTTGATACATTAAATAGATTTTCTTTAGCAGTAATTACTGCAAAACAAGACTTAATATTTACTGATCTTGGAGAAACAAATGAGTTTATTGCGTTTTTAAATTTATTAAAAATAAATGTGTTGCTTTATAAAAAAGACTTTAAGATTGATCACACACTTGATAGTTACTTTAATATTGACGAGTAAAAAATTTAACTAATAAATTTACAAACTATAAATCTTTGATTAAAATAGTCTTATACTGTTAAATGGAGGATAAAGTATGGATATAAAAGTAACTGATAAGGCCCTTAAAGAAATTTATGGGCTTAAAGAAGTTAATGAGACATTAACTTGGAAGCAAGTAATTAAAAAATATGCAAATAAAGATATATATTTGAGTATGCAAAGAGATCCATTTTGGTCTTGGGCAGATCCAAATATTCCTGAATTTACAATTAGTCATACTGCTAATTATGAATTAGAGAATTTTATGACTGCATGGGGTTGGCAAGATTTTTTTGGAAGTCAAGGAATAAGCCTTTTTAAAAGGTAATTTGTCACACAATAAAATTAATATAATTTATGGGGAGGTAAATTATGGATTATATGCCTAATATTGATGTTAAAAATATTAAAGAATTTCATGATCATTACACTTTAATTGATTTATTAAAGGCAGGTTACAAACAATCTTTAAATGATAATGAAAACACAAAAAAATTATTACAAAAAAATGATAATTTTTCTGATTTTCAATATGCGAGGTGGTCAGCACTAAGCAACAGTTTTCACAAAACAATAGTTTTGCTTGAACAATTAGAGAAACAATTTGAAAAGCTTGACATGTTGCATGATCAAGCAGAGGAAGGAGCATTTTAAATGACAAATGAAGCATTTTTGTATTTATTTACAAACAGTATGTTATTTATTGCTTTTATGGGCATAATTGCACATATTGGAGCAACAATTTCAGTTAAAATTGCAGAAATACTTGGCTTTGGAGATGATCAAAGTTTGTCTTATAAACTAGACAACCTTTACGAAAAATTAGAGGGTGGCCAAGCAATTAATGTAAAGGAGTATCTTGATGAGGCTTAACATGAATAATCATTATGGATTTACAAGTGTAAATGCTGATCTTGAAGGTAACCATGAAAATATTGACTTAGAAATAAAAAAACATAAATTTAAAATTGCTAAAAGAAATTATTTTACAATTACTTTAAGCCATAGAAAAAAACGAGCAAAGCTATTGTTAAATAAAGAACAAATTGAGCAATTATCTAATAATTTAAATGAATATATTTCAGAAGGCAGACATTTAAAGAGAACAGATAGTAAAGCAAGTTATTTTGAAGGTCAAATATGAGCAACAAGCCTTCAGATAAACAAAAAATTAAAAATATGCTTGTTAAAGCTGAAGGTCAATGGGTATGTAGTTCAATATTTTTTAAGGAATATTTTATTAAGGATTATGCCCAAAGAATAAGTGAATTAAGATTAAATGACAAACTAAATATTGAAGGCAAAGTTTGTGATCAACATGGGCATAAAATGTTTATGTATAAATTTAATCGTGTAATTAAACAAGAAAGTTTATTGTGAAAATTTACCACGCAAGATTTAAGTATCAGTGTTTTCAATGTGGGCAAATGCTTACTTTATATCACTTAAACTTTCAAGCGATCATTTGCATACATTGTAAAGCAGAAATAAGCTTAAAAATGTTTAACAACAATAATGTCACTTTAGAAGTTTATAGTGAAACTAACTAAAACAGGAGATAATAATGCGAGAATTAAATGAATTACAAATAGATATATTGAGTTTTTATAGACACTTAAACTCAATAAAAGACTTACCTGTAAGCACTTATCAAACATTGTGCGACATACACAGGTTTGAAACAATTTATCAAGAAATAGATATGCATTTAAGAGAAAATTACTTAAAGCCAAGCAAGTGTTTTGCTAATTATAACAAATGTAATGGTAATACAGTAATGGCTATTCAAATGGTAGCAAATGAGCATAGGTTTATTTGTGAAAATTGTGGAGTTGAAAAATCTTATGGAGGGTTTGTAAATGTATAATCAAGAAAAAATAGTTATTTTTGAAAATGCAGTAAAGCATAGACAAAATATATATAAACAAACAAATAATCGTGGTGTTTCTATTGAAACAGATGAGGAAGTAATACATATTCCTATTGGCTTTGATGAGTGGGTCTGCGATTTTTGTAATGATCCAATGCCTGTAAAAACAAACGATGATCAATTTATTAGCATGCTTAGTCTTAATGGATCACATACTTTATGTAATAATTGTTGGCCACGAGTTTTAAAACAAGACAAGACACTATTTGAAAATGTGTCTGTGTGTAGTTGTTGTGATATAAAAGACGATATACACACATACTTGACTTTACTTGATCAGGATAAGCAAAAATGGGTAGGTTGGATTAGACTTCCTAATAGAGAACAGGCTTTAAAATGGGGAAGGTTTCGCATGGAAGTTACAAATGAAGTATCACTTCCATTAGGTAAAATAAAAACACAAGATGATTGATATTAAAGTAAAAAAATGCTTATGCAGAAAAAACAGTATAGGTTTTTTTCACACTTGTTATGATTGTGGAAGCATGATCAATTTTCTTGATGATCATTTTTATATAATTGGAGATCAATTTAAAGGTTTATATGTTTGTGGGGATTGTAAGGAGAAGGAAAATGGCTGAAAATTTTGGTAAATATAAAGAGGAATTGCAAAAACGAAGTGCAGAAACAAAGGCAAATGACACAAAAAATAGAAAAGTTATTGCAGTTATTGAAGTAGAAATGGAATTACCTTTAGCAGAAACTGAATATAATAAAGTAAATTATCATCTAAATAATTTATTTCTTAATACAGATATTAAATGGAAGTATAAAACTCACACTTCCTATAAATATTGGAACGAAAGCACCTAATATACGCATACTAGGATCGTGTGTGTCAATAGCAAAAATAAGAGTTGATAGTTCATAAACGATTAAAGATCAATTGAGTAGGGTGTTCTGACTAGGAAAATAATAAAAAGGTAATTTACAAACTATAAATCTACGATTAAATTAGTCTTATAAATACAAATTGTTACTTAGAAAGGAACAAAAATGAAACTAGAACTAAACAGAGATGAAACTAAAGCAATAGTTTTTCTCGCAACAGAAACTGATTGTAATTCAGATACACCAAGTGTAGATATACTTTATATCTTGGATCTTAATGAGTTCAACACAAAAAACATGAACACAATTAAGTTACGACTTGCACTAAAGCAAGTAGAAAATATGGAGGTTGTATAATGGCTGAATTTATACAAAAAGTTGATCAAGACAAATTTGTAGAAATATTCAAAGCTTGGGAATATAATTCCTTCAGTGATGAAGCATTAAGAAAAATCTATGATATTGAAACTGAAAGAAATGAAACTCAGTTCATGACAATAGATAAAGTTGTTATAAATACAAGTTGGAGAGAATTCAAAGATTGGAAAGAATTTCTTGAGGAATTTTCACAATATTGTGATGATCATAATATAGAAAATACTGAACAATTAGACGAATACCAAACAGTTTATGTCTTGCATGAAACTGATACTGCGTTTCTCGTAGTTCCTTTCTAACTCACACTGAAACGCAAAAAAGCAATTCCCCACCTTATTGGTGGGGTTTTGCTATACTATGCAGTAAAATAAGAACATGCCTAACGACAAACCATATAAATTAATAGATAATCAAATACAAGAGCGATTATTACAAGCAATAAGACTTGGTGCCTTTATTGAGCATGCTTGTTACTATGCAGGGATAAATTCATCTACATTTCGTCTTTGGAGACAAAAAGCAAGTGAAAATATTGAGCCATACGCAAGTTTTTGGATAAAAGTAAATGAAGCAGAAAGCGAAGCAATTATGCGTAGATTAGCTCGTATTGAAAATGCAGGTAAAGACGGATCGTGGCAGGCTGATGCTTGGTATTTAGAAAGAAAGTATCCTGAAAAATTCGGTAGGAGAGATCGTGTTGAATTAACAGGAGATCCTAATGCTCCTGTTGAAATACAGTTAAATTGGGCTGATGGAAAAGTAATTAATAGAGAAAATCAAGTAATAATACAAGAGGAGGAATAATGATATGTAAAAAACACGATTTGCAGTATGTAAGGTCTTGTATTTATTGCGTATTGGAGGATAAATGGATTGGATAATAGTAATTTTGGTAGTTATTGGTATAAATTACCTTGCTTGGTGGTTAATCGGTAATGGAAAAATTTAAAAAACTTAAAAATAGCGACTAAAAAAAGGAAATTATGAGTAATATAATTTGTTTTTGGTCTAAATATGATCATGAAACAAAATTAGAGGATTGGCTAAATAAGGAAATAGAGTTAAATGACTTCCATAAATTTACTTTATTATCGCAGTTAAAATATAACAAAAATGTTTATTTATACACATATCAAAAATTAAAAAATGTGCCTGAAGGAATAAATGTAGAGTATGCAGGTAAGATATTTAATGAGGAATTAGCCTTTGAGGCATTAAAACTCGGCCACCATATTGCACATATTGGAGATATTGTGCGTTTAAGAGTTGCTATTTTATTAAATGGTGTCGTAATGGATATGGATATGGTTGCGTTAAGGCCCTTACCTGATATAAATGCCTTTTGCTCAACAGGACCTGCAAAAACAGAAGGAGCTATGGCAATTCAATGGAAAGACAACCACCCACCTTTTAAAATCCACGATAATTCATGGGACGGAAAAGCCTTAAGCATGTTCCCATGTAAAGTAGGTTTATCAATGGAAAAACAAATATGGGAACTAATTGAAACTATAAAGTATCAATTAAAAGAACCACCGATCAAAAATACAAAAGGTTGGAATTATATAATGTGGACAATTAAAGAAATTGCAAATACAAATCCTGAAGTAAAGGTATTTAAACCTATTTTTAATGGTGTCGTGCCTGTATGGAAAGGTAAGAATAACTGTTATACATTAGATAGCCCAAGTAAATTCAATGGATCAACAAAATTATTCGGTTACACAATGCCTTCAATTCAAGAAATATTAGAAACTTCTTATATTGTTGGTCATTATTTTGAAAGCGCTTTTAAAGGTGCAGGTAAATATGAAAATATTTGGGATAATGTTAAAAAAGGTAGTTTATTAAATGCAGAATTAGAGCATGTACTCGGCCACCAATGGAGAGAAGTTTTAAATGGAAACTGAATTAGCAAATACTAATATCAGGCAATATCAAGTTAAACTACCTGAACTGCATGAAGGTCAAATAGAAGTCGCTATGTCAAATGCAAGATTTAAGGTCTTATCTGCAGGTCGTAGGTGGGGTAAAACAAGACTTGGTGTGTGGTTATGTCTTGAACAAGCATGGAGAGGTAAAAGGTCTTGGTGGATCGCTCCAACATACTCAATGGCTTTAGAAGGTTGGAAGGATTTAAGAAATATTGGAATAGAGTATGGAACTGTCGTAAAAGAAGGAGAAAAAACAATAATTACTCCTACAGGTGGTATGGTATCAATAAAATCTGCAGATAATCCTGATAGATTAAGAGGTGCAGGACTTGATTTTGTTGTTTTAGATGAGTGTGCATTTATGAAGGAAAATGTATGGGCAGAAGTTGTAAGACCAACACTTACAGAACGCAGAGGTGGAGCTTTATTTATATCAACTCCAAAAGGATATAATTGGTTTGAGAAATTATTTGAAAATGCTAAAACCTTAGATGATTGGGAAAGGTGGCAACTTCCAACTACAACAAATCCATTTGTGCCTTTAGACGAACTTGAAATTGCAAGAAAAGAAATAGGTAGTTTTTTATATTCGCAAGAATATGAAGCACAATTTATAGAACAAGCAGGTGGGTTATTTGATCCTGCATGGTTTAATTATTATACTTCAGGAAGCCGAACTATTTATAATGAATATGGATATGAGGAAAATGAAAGACTTATTAGATATGATAAGGCAGAGATACCGATTGATCAGTTACGAATTATCACTTCTGTGGACCTCGCAACGAGTACAAAGGAAAGTGCAGACTATACTGTCATTACCACGATTGGTGTTAGCAAAGATCAAAGAGTATTTGTCTTAGATGTAATTAGAGCTAGATTAGAAGCCCCACAAGTTTTAAAAACTTTAATTCAACATTACGAAAAATGGACACCTGAAATAATTGGTATAGAACGAGCAGGTTATCAGTTAGCTTTTATACAAATGGTGCGATCACAAACTAATCTACCAATAAGAGAATTAAAAGCAGATAAAGATAAATACTCACGAGCATTGCCTTTATCTGCTAAAATGGAACAAGGTCTTGTGTATTTTGACAAGCAGAGTAATTGGTATTTGGATTTAGAACGAGAAATGCTACAATTCCCTGCGGGAGAACACGATGATCAAGTTGATAGTTTAGCTTATTGTATATTACAATTAGCAAGAAGAAACGAGTTTAGAGCATATTGAACACGAATGCAGGTTGGCTTTGAGTGGGCTATTCCTTTTTGGGTGTGTTCGGTAGCTCACTCTTAGCCGAAAGGATATTATGGCTGAAAGACGAAAATTAAGTGATTTAATTTTTAACAGAAACGCAACACAATATAATAATGAAATAAAAAGATATAACTTCTTTAGAGATGAAGACACCCTTTACAATAATCAAAATTTTATTCAAGGTTGGAACACAGGAGCAGGTAAATGGGATATTTCAACAATGGGAAATGGTGCTTCAAACTCTGCAGTTGTTGCTTGCTTACAAGTTTTAGGTGTATCATTTTCAGAAGCAATACTGCAAGTAAAGGTTTATGAAAACGAATTAGAAAAAATTGTGCCAAACCACCCATTAACTTTATTAATGAGAAGGCCAAATCCATATATGAGTGGAGATATATTACAACAGTATATTATTAATGCTATGCATGTTTCGGGAGACGCATATATAATCAAGCAAAAAAATAATGCAGGTCAATTAGTTGCTTTATATCCTTTAATGCCTGAACAGGTCACTCCAAAAGGTAATAATGAGGAACTAATTACACATTACGAATATGAAACACAAAACAAAAAAGTAATGATAATGCCTGAGGATATGATCCACATAAGACTTGGACTTGATCAAACAGACCATAAAAAAGGTTTTGCACCATTAAGAAGTGTGCTTAGAGAAATATATGGAGATGAAAGTGCAGGACAAATGGCAACTGCGTTACTTGCTAATTCAGGTGTGCCTTCGGTAATGATATCTCCAAAAGATGATTTTGGCCCTACACAAGAGGAAGCAGAACAAATTGCAAAAACTTATCAGCAAAAAGTATCAGGCAAAAATAAAGGTATGCCATTAATTTTAAGTGGATCAATGGAAATAAAGAAAATGGCTTTTAGTCCTACAGAACTTGATATAGGAACTTTGCGTAGAGTACCTGAAGAAAGAATATCTGCAGTGCTTGGAGTTCCTGCAATTCTTGCAGGTTTAGGTGCAGGACTTGAAAGAGCAACTTACTCAAATGCAAAAGAATTAAGAGAATTTTTTACAGAAAATAAATTAATTCCTTTATGGAAACAAGTAGGTGAGGAATTGACACAACAAGTTTTATTAAAAGATTATGAAAGTAACTCGGCCACAACTGCCGAATATAACTTTAGTGAAGTTAGAGCACTTCAAACTGATGTAGCAGATGTTTATAATCGTGTAAATGTTGGAGTTCAAGGTGGTTGGATAACTATAGCAGAAGCAAGAGAAAGTGTTGGGCTTCCTGTAAGTGATAATCAAAAAGTATATTTATTAGATCAAAGTAAAATGCTTGTGCCTGAAGAAAATATAAATGTGAATAATGAAAGTGCAGATACACAAACAGAACAAGAATATGAAGGCCCTGAAGTTGAAACACAAGATGATGAACAGAAACAAGCAGAATTTAAAGTAATAAAAGAAATTGATGGAGAGTATTGCGTTATTGCTGAAAATTCAGGAAAAAATATGGGGTGCTATCCAACAAGAGAACTTGCAGAAGCAAGACTTGAGCAAATATCAAGATTTAGTGATGATCAAAAAGTAGCTTATGATACTGATATGTTTTCTACACAAGAAGAAGCTGAAATGAGAGCTAAAAAAATAGGTTGTGTTGGTTTTCATACACTAGACAAAGACGGAAAAGAAGTTTTTATGCCATGCGAAAGTCACGAGGAATATGAAAAGTTGGTAAATGGAGAGCAAGAAAGTTAGTGCTCAAGTTAGAGAAGCACTTAAAAAAAAGGTAGAAAAACATAACGAAAAATATGGAGATGACGCAAGACGCAAAGTCACACTTCGTATGCTTGAAGCAGTTTTTCGTAGAGGTGTAGGAGCTTATAATACAAATCCTTCAAGTGTAAGGCCAAGTGTTAATTCAAGCGATCAATGGGCTTATGCAAGAGTTAATGCGTTTTTATATGCAGTAAGAAATTTTAGGTTTAGATCAGGTAAATTTGATACTGATTTGTTACCTGCAAGCCACCCATTATCAAGCAAAAAAGCATATACAAAAGGTTTATATGACGATCTTGACTTTACAATTCCAAAAGGTGCTAAAGAGGAAGCTAAAAGAGGTTTAGAGTGGAGAAAAGAATATGGTAGAGGTGGAACAAGTGTCGGTTTAAATTCAGCAAGATACATTGTTAATAACACAACTGCAGGACCTGAAAAAACAAGACATATTGCAAAATACTTCCCACGACACGAAGTTGATAAAAGAGCTGAAGGTTGGAGGCCTGGGGAAAAAGGTTATCCTTCAAATGGACGAATTGCTTGGGCTTTATGGGGTGGAGAAGCAGGAAAATCATGGAGCCAAAAACTTGTAAGGGCTATGAATAAACGAGATGAAAAGGCAATAAGTGCTTTTGAATTGATCAAAAGAAGGAATATATTACGAGAAAAAACATGGGAAACACGGTTAAATAGATTTAGAGGTGAGGATAAAAAAGATATATTATATAAAGAACACGATAAATTACTTACACAATGGGAAAAGATACTTCAAGATTTATATTTCAATTTGTTACAAAAACAAGATAGACAAATACAAAAACAACTCAAAAGATACTTCCCAACTGAAGTTGGAATAAATGCTATAATAGAGCAAACTATTGATGAGAATACTAAATCGTGGTCAAGTGAAGTTTATGATTATTATATTAGTCTTGTTAATGATTATGCCTTTTATCAAGTAGATTTACTTTTACCAACAGAAAAAGAAATGCCACATGCAATTCCTGTTTTAACAAAACAAACTAAAAAAGAAATAATTGAACAAGGACTATTTTACAGATTAGTAAGTATTGATGACTTCCCAATAACAAATGTAAGATCAAATAAAGAAGTTGCAGAATATATAACTCAACAAATAGATAATCTTTTACCTGCATTATCTAATACAAGCAAGAAAAGGTTTAACTCTACATTAACTAAGGTTTTACAAGAAGCACTTGATTTGGGCTATACGGGATCGCAGTTACAAAATTATGTAGCAAATAATGTTAAAAAATTACTGAGTAAAAATAATTTAACTCGTGCATTAACCATAGCAAGAACTGAAGGAAATAAATTAGCTAATTTTGGTAGGCAAGTAGGTGCAAAATCAACTAATCTTGTATATACTAAAGAATGGATCTCGCAAAGAGATGGAAAAGTCAGGGACGCGCATATAGTTCTTGACGGAACAGAAATAAACGAAGATAGTTTATTTGACTACAATGGATATAAGTTAGATTATCCCGGAGACAGTTCGCTTGGAGCAACTCCCGATCTAACTGTAAATTGCAGGTGTTTTTTAAGCTATCATGAGAAAAGGGTATAGTTTTGAAAGAATTTAAAGATAAAAGTTTATTACAAATTGATGATAATGGAACTGTTGAAGCAGTTTTTTCTGTATTCAATGAAATAGATAGTGACAATGATGTTGTCTTACCTAACGCAATTAGAAGTGGTTATGGAGAAAAAGGTGTTGTCATGTGTTGGGGCCATGATTGGAAACAAATTATTGGTAAAGGAAAAATTGTGCAAGATGAGGATAAAGCAACTTTCAAAGGTAAATTCAATTTAAACACAAATGCAGGTAAAGAAGCCTATGAAACAGTAAAAGCCATGAGTGATATGCAACAATGGAGTTTTGGTTTTGAAGTAAATGATAGCGAAATGGGAACATTTACAAAAGATAATGGAGATAGCCAAGAAGTAAGATACTTAAAAGATGTCAAAGTTTGGGAAGTATCTCCTGTTATGGTAGGTGCTAATCAAAACACTTACACACTTGCAATTAAAGAAGCAAAAGAACAAGAGGAAAAAACAGAGGATATTGGTTTAAGATTTACAGATGAAGTAGATAACTTGCTTATCAAGATGACTGCTTTGTTAAAAAGATGTAAGGAGCTTACTGCCTTGCGTTTGAGTAAAAATAAGACTTTGTCAGAAAGTTCTGTAGAAGAGTTAGATAAATTAAAGGACGCATTGCAAGATATGCACCAAGATATTGATACTCTTTTAAATATTGGAACTGATGATGAAGCACTAGTAGTAGATGATCATACAGACGAGCTTAATGAGTTATTTAGAGATACAAATGAATTATTAAATGATACTCTTATGATCAATTTAGGAGAAATAAATGAGTGAAAAAACAGCAAAACTTCATGAATTAAGAGAAGGCTTAGCTAAATTCGCTAATGAAAAAGATTTTTCTGATTTTACTGCTGAGGATAGAGAAAAGTGGGCTCAAATGAACACAGAAGCTAAAGCATTAGCTGATGAAGTTAGAGATGAGCAACTTTTTGAAAAACAAAAGGCAGAAAACGAAAAAGAAATTTCAAAAGGCGCTGAAGTAAAAGCACTTCCAATTCACGAGGAAAAAGCAGAGCCAAAGAAAACTCTTGGAGATCAAGTAAGAAATTCAAGAGCTTTTAAAGAATATATGGAAAATGGACAACTTAATATCTCATCAGAAATTAAGTACAACCCAATTCTTGAAAGCAAGACTTTGGTTGATGAGGGTACTGCGTATCCACCATCAGTTGTTAGAAGTGATCTCATATATCCAACTGCTTTAAGAAATCCTAATGCAGTTATTGATTTGTTTTCGGTAATACCTACCACACAATTTCAATATAAGTATTTGGAAGAAACCACATTTACAAATAATGCGGCTGAAGCTGCTGAAGCAGCTGCTTTTGGTGAGAGTGCCTTAGCATTTACAGAAAATACTGAAAACATTAGAAAATTTGGTGTTTCAATTCCTGTAACTGAGGAACTTTTAGCTGATGTTGCATCAGTAAATGGTTATCTTGATAGCAGATTAAGAACAATGTTGCAGTTAAGACTTGATAGTCAATTACTAAATGGTAATGGAACTGCTCCAAATATTCGTGGAATTTTGAACAAGTCAGGTATTAATACCTTTGATTTTTCATCTTACGCAGGTAATTTGGGCAGAATTGGACAATTATATCAAGCAATAACTGAAATCAGAAAAGACGCATTTTTAGAGCCAGACGCAATAATTATGCACCCTTCAGATTGGAACGATGTAGTAACAGCAGTTACAACAGACTTCGCAGGAACTTCAAGTGCAGGCTATGCAGGAAAAGATCCATTATTTGTAGGTGCAGGTATGTTTGGTAATGGTGTAACACCTTCCATTTGGGGAGTTCGTGTTGTGCCTACAACTGCAATTTCTGCAGGAACAGTTCTTGTTGGAGTATTTGGTGGAGGCTTAGCTTCACATATCATCTCAAGAGAAGGTATGGAAGTTGCTATGTCTGATAGCCACGATGACTTCTTTACAAAAGATAAAGTAATGATGAAAGCAAGCATGAGATTAGGTTTCGCAATCTATCGTGCAACTGCTTACTGTTCAATTACAAACTTTTAATTAAGTTAATGGTTTTGGTTTCGCACTTGTCTTATAAACAGGCGAGTGCAAACCAAACAAAAAAAAAGGAAAATATGAAAATTAAAAAAGATTTATGGATCAATGAAGAAGGCGAAGTAAAGGAAGGTACTGCAAATGGACTTCCTAAAGGTTGGGCAAAAGGTAAATTAATTGCTCGTGCAGGCGAGGAAATCAGTGATCTAGAAGCAAAAGAATACGGCTTAAAAGCAGAGAATAAAGCTAAAAAAGTTCAAGACACAAAGTAGGTCTTAAATGGCTCATACTCAATATGTAGATAAAGAGGATTTAAAGACTTATTTGGGTTTGAGTGGAACAGGTCAAGACACAAACTTAGATAACGCAATAAATGCGGCTTCAAGGCTTATAGATAAAATTTGTGACAGATACTTCTATCAAGATGATAGTGTAAATGCTCATTATTACACTCCAACTAATGAATTTATTTTATATGTAGATGATATAAGCACAACCACAGGTTTAATTGTGCAACTAGACACAACCGATAATGGAACTTATGACACAACACTTACACTTGATACAGATTTTGTATTAAAGCCTTTTAATCCAAAGGCACATAAAATATCAAATGCAGATTATTTTTGGCCTTATACAGAATTACAAATATTAGCAACAAGATCAAGTGAAAGGTTTGATCCACTTGTAGTAAAAAATATAAAAATTCAAGCAAAATTTGGTTGGTCTGCAATTCCTGAAGCAATTTCACAAGCAACATTATTACAAGCAACTAGATTATTTAAAAGAAAAGATACACCCTTTAATGTTTTTGGTAATGAAGCAACAGGAACACAAGAGTTATTTAGCAAAATGGATCCTGACGCAAAACAATTAATTAAAGGTTATATTAAAAGAAGTTTATGAGTTTTGATATACAGGGTGGTAGAAATCTTGCTAAAAGACTTGAATTAAACGCATTAGCAGGAGTTGCTTTAAGAAACTTTTTTTCTCAATATGGTCAATTAGTAGTTACGACTGCAAAAAAGGAAGCACCTAGATTTAGTGGAGATTTGAGAGGATCACTTACATTTCGTCATGTAAGAGGTGCAGGTGGCTTACCTGAAGGAATTGATGTATTTTCTAGAGCCGATCATGCTTTATTTGTGCATGGTTTTTATGATGATAAACACAAACTAAGTAAGCCATGGAGTAGAACAAAACCTCATTGGCCACCAAAGAAAGCATTACAGGGTTGGGCAGACGCAAAAGGGATCCCTGTATATTTAGTTCAAAAGTCAATAGCAGAAAAAGGAACTCCAATAATTCCATTTTTTAAAATTGCAATTAAGAAAAATGAAGGAAAAAAGAAACTATTATTAAAAGGAACAGGTTTGCAAATAGAAGCAAAATGGAAAGCAAGTCGTAGGTTGCCGAAAGGAAGTTTAGGAAGTGGCTAGTTTAACTAATATAAGAAACGAAATAAAAAATAATTTAGCGAATATTACAAGTTTAAGTGTATATGGATATGTGCCTGATAGTATAGAGCCACCAACTGCAGTTGTTGGTGTAATGGAGGAGATTAATTATGACGCAAGTATGCAAAGAGGTGCTGATAGATACGAAATTCCTATTTATTTATATGTTTCTAGAGTTGATGCTCAAGATAGTCAAGAAACCTTAGATAGTTATTTAGCAAGTTCAGGTGCAAGTTCAGTAAAGGCACAAGTTGAAAGTGACACAACCTTGAACTCACAAGCTCAATCTGTTAGAGTAATTAGTGCAGGACAATATGGTGTCTATAATATAAATAATATTAATTATTTGGGGGTAGAATTTACAGTAGAGGTTATTGCATGAAATTTGAAATAAAGCAAAGTTTAAATATTGACGGAAAAGTTCTTGAGGAAGGATCTATTGTTGATCAAAAGGATATTCCAAATAAAAGTCAAAAATGGCTAAAGGATCAAGGAATAATTGTTAAGATAGATAAGAATTATCAAGCAAAAAAATTACAGGAAGTTGTTGATGATCACGACACAGAATTTGAAGAAGTGCTTGAGGAGGAATAATGGGTTATGGTAAATATGGAAGCGGAAGTGGTGGAAGTAGAAGGTCACGCAGACGCAGAGGATCAAGAGGTAAGAGATAATGGCTTTTAAGCATGGTAAAGATACAGTTGTATTTGTAAACAATACAGATTTTTCAAGTTACTTTAATAATGTAGATACAACACAAACTGCTGATATTGCTGAAAGTACAACCTTTGGTAAATCATCTAAAACTTATATTTCAGGAAATAAAGACGGAACACTTACTATTGGTGGTTTTTTTGACGCAACTGCTGACGCAACCTTACAACCTTTGCTTGGTGGTGCTGATATGATCGTATCAGTTGGAATTGACGGATTAGACGCAACAGATAGTTGCGTATTCGGTAAAGGTAATATTAATAATTATGGAGTTTCAAGCCCTGTTGGAGATATTGTAGCAACTTCACTTGACATACAAACTGATAGTGGGTTATACAGTGGAACAGTTCTTGAAAACGCAACTTATACTGCAACTGCTAGTGGAACTGCAAGAGATAATACTTTATCTACTGCAAATGGTGGTGCAGGTTTTTTAATTGTATCTAGTGCAAGTGGTACAACACCAACACTAGACGCAAAAATAACTCACTCTGCTGATGATGTAACTTATGTGGATCTTGTTACTTTTACACAAGCAACAACAACCACAAGTGAAGTTAAATTAGTTGCAGAAGGAACGACAGTAAATAGATACTTAAAAGCTGAATTTACAGTTGGAGGAACAAGCCCTTCATTTACTGCTATAATCGGCTTTGGTAGAAATAATTAAGGAGAAAAGTTATGGCTTTTGTGCATGGAAAAGACAGTGTTTTTAAGTTAGATAATTCAGGTGGATCATTAACCGATATATCTACTTATGTAAATTCTGTGGACTTCCCACAAACTGCAGATGTGGCTGAAACAACCACACTTGGAGATGGAAGTAAAACATATATTGTTGGCCTTAAAGATAGCACAATATCATTGGCAGGTCTTTGGGACGCAACAGCAGACGGAATTTTCGGTGCAGTTGTTGGTCAATCAGCTACACTATCCTTTGAATATTCGCCTGAAGGAACTACTGCAGGAAATGTAAAATATACAGGAGAGGCAATACTTACAAGCTATGCAAAAAACTCACCTGTTGGAGATGTAGTATCTTATTCAGCTGATTTTCAGGTTAGTGGAGATGTGACTAGAGCAACTCACTAAATTTTTAGAGTAAAGGAACACAATGGAAATACTAAATTTAGAAAACATCAAAGATATTCCTGATGTGCCTGTAAAAGAAATTGAGATCCCTGAGTGGAACGCAAAAATACAGGTAAAGGGTTTAACAAAAAAAATGCAAGTTGAACTTGCAAGAATAAGCACCGATGAAGGAAAAGACGCATTTGATTATCAAAAGGCTTTACTCAAAGCTAGTGTTATTAATCCTGTTTTAGATGATGACGCAATAGATAAATTATACGAAAAGGACGCAAGTGTAATTGATAAAGTCTTTATTGAAATAGCAGATTTAAACGGAATTGGGGGAGATGTTCAGGCAGAAATGTCTGATGAATTTCAAGAATAATCCTGATACTTTTTTTCAATTCCGATTAGCTCGTGATCTATCCATGACAGTTGGAGAACTTCGTAGTAAAATGTCTTCATACGAGTATAACCAATGGGTTGCGTTTTATGTTTATGAACAAGACGAGCAAAATAAAGCCATAGCATTAGCGCAAGCAGAAAGTAATAAAAAAAGGTAAAAAATGGGTGCAGGATCAGATTTAATAATCAGGATAGCGACAAAAGGAGCTAATCTTGCAAAAGCCCAATTAAACAGTTTAGGTAAATCAAGCACTTTGCTTGGTGGTAAATTTGGTAAATTAGCAAAAGTTGGTGTCGCAGGCTTAGCAGTTGCTATGATCGGAGTTGCTAAGGCAGTAAGTTCAAGTGTTAAAGCATTTACTGAATTTGACGATAAAATGACGCAGTCTTTAGCGATCATGAACACGACAACAGAACAACAAAACAGAATGGCTCAAGTTGCTCGTGATGTGGCCTTACAAACTACAATTAGTGCAGATCAAAGTGCAGAAGCATACTTTTTCTTAGCTTCTGCAGGTTTAGACGCAGAACAGTCAATTGCGGCTTTACCACAAGTTGCGGCTTTTGCTCAAGCAGGTATGTTTGACATGGCTACTGCAACAGACTTAGCAACAGACGCACAATCAGCATTAGGTTTAAGTGTTGATGACGCACAAAAAAACTTAACTAATTTAACTCGTGTTACTGATGTTTTAGTAAAAGCAAACACATTAGCAAACGCAACTGTGCAACAGTTTTCTGAAGCATTAACAACTAAGGCAGGTGCGGCTTTGAAGGTTGTAAATAAAGATGTTGAGGAAGGTGTTGCAGTTCTTGCGGCTTTTGCTGATAGAGGTGTTAAAGGTGCAGAAGCAGGAGATAAATTAAACCAAATACTTCGTGATATTCCTAGAGCAACTTCAAAAAATAAAAAAGAATTTGAAGCATTAGGCTTAGAAATGTTTGACGCTCAGGGAAACTTTAGAAATGTTGCTGATGTTATAGAGGAACTTGATAGAGTGTTAGGCCCTATGAGTGACGAAATGAAGGCGGCTACTCTTGATCAATTAGGCCTTAATCGTGGTGTTGCAGACGGAATTAAAATATTATCAGGCTCTACAGATCAAATACGAGAATATGAAAAAGAACTTAGAGGAGCTTCGGGAACGACACAAGAAATTGCTGAAAAACAGTTAGAAAGTTTTAAAGCACAAACACAAATACTACAAAACACACTGCAAAATTTAGCCATAATTATTGGAGAGGATATTGTGCCTGCTTTAGAAAAGGCAGTTCAATTTTTTCAAACTGCAACAGAACGAGTTGTTGCTTTTAAAGAGGGACAAAAAAATGCAGAGGATAGTGCAAAGAAGTTTAAATTAGCGATGATCGGTGTTGTGGCAGTTTTAGGCCCTTTTGCTCCAGTTGCAACTGCAGTAGGTATTGCTATTGCAGGTATTGTAAAAATTATTGGAAAAGGTAATGAGGAATTTAGAAAAAATCAAGAAATAACACACAGAAGTGTTGATATTTACAGACGCATGCGTAATCAATACCACGACACAACAGATGAAGCAGGAGATTATATTGATACAACAAAGACACTTGAGGAAATATTAGACGGAACTAATTTTACAGTTGCTGAATTAACTCATCTTCTAGATGAAAATGGGATAGCTTTAAATGATAACGCAAAGGAAGCCTTAGAAGCTGCACAGGCATACGAGGACGGCTTATTTGGAGGCTTACAGAGTGTTTTGCAAGCTTTTGATCAATTACAAGCTATGCAGGACAGAATTGATCGTGCAGAAACTAAACGAAATAAAGAAGTTGCTAAAAAACTTAAAGCTGATCAAGCAGTTAAAGACGCAACAACAGAATTAGAAAAAGCACAACAAAGGCTAAATGATGTTAAAGGTCTTGGAGCAAAAGTTACTGCTGAAGAGGAACTTGCAATATTAAGGCAAGAACAAGCAATAAAAGATCTTAAAGAAGCGGGTGAATTATCTGCTATACAAAAACTAGAATTAAAAATACTAGAGGAAGGTTTAATAAAACTTCGTGAGGATAGTGTTGCATTATCACAAGAGGAAGAAAAAGCACTTCAAGATGTTAAAAGAGCAGAGGAAAATGTTACAAGAGCAAAAGACTTACAAAAGGAAGCTATTGATCGTGTTGCTGAAGCTCAAAAAGAATTAAATAAATTAAGTGAAAAATCTGCAAGAAATTTACTTGAACAGGCAATAGCACAGGAAAATTTAACAAAAGCATTAGCAGGTTTTGGTGTTGGTACAAAAGGTTTTGAGGACGCATTAAATAAATTAGCCAAAATAACAGGAGAAAAAATTGGAACAATAAATGGTTTATTTGGAGATTTATTTAACAATGCAAGCCAATTATCAAAAGTTGGGATTGATTTAGGCCCTGCAACAAGTGGTGGTGCAGGTGGTGGTGGTGTCGGTGGAACTCCACAAAAATTCCCTGCAACAACAACTACAACAAGTGACGCAAGATCAAGATTAACTGCAGAAGTTTTAGGGGAAACAAATATAAATATTTATAATCAAGGAACAAATGTAGGAACTTCAGATGAGTTTATTAATAGTGTTTCAACTGCCTTCCAAGAAGCAAAAAAACGAGGAGTTGAGTTTATTTAATGCCTGTTTCTTTTGACAGTAATGTAGATTTAAAAGTAGAAGTTGCTTTTGACAGTAATCCTTTTGACGACACGCAGTCATTTACAGATATTTCTACTTATGTAAGGCAAATAAATACTAAAAGAGGAAGGACTAATGAATTAGGACAGTTTATTAATGGAACTGCAACACTTACTTTAAGTAATGCAGATAACAGGTTTAATCCCAATAATACTGCAAGCCCTTATTATGATACTGCTAATTCAATAACAAAAATACAACCTTATAAAGTGGTAAAAATTACTGCAACTTATGACGCAACAGAATATCCTGTTTTTTATGGTTTTCTTGACACGATCCCTGTTAAATATCCTGCTTTAGGTGCTGATAGCACAGTTGATTTTAATTGTGTTGATGCTTTTAAGATATTTAATTCACAAAATTTTGAAAGTGCAGGTTGGAGAATAGGTAGAGGTGGTTTTAGTGAAATTGGAGAAAGCACAGTTTTTGGGTATGAGGATATAGTTGAATTAAGTTCAGCAAGAGTTTCAAGAATATTAAATTTAATACAATTCCCAAGCGCTTTAAGGGATATACAAACAGGAACAAATCAAGTTCAAAGCCAAAGTGGAACAAATCCAAACATTTTAACTGCCCTACGAGATTGTGAATTAGCAGAAAATGCACAATTTTTTATAGGTAAAGACGGAAAAGCAGTTTTTAGAAATAGAGATTATAAATTATCAAATGTAAAAGCTACAACAATTCAAGCAACATTTAGTAATGACGGAACAAACTTACCATATACAGATGTTGTTACAAGCTTTGATTTGAACGAAATAATTAATGTGTATGAGTGGGTAAGAAAAGACGGATTAACACAATATATATCAGACGCAGATAGTGTAATTAGATACAGGCCTTTAACAAGTTCAAAAACAACAATTAATGTAAATGACACTGATGTTTTGTCATTAATTGAGCAAAAAATTGCAGAAACTGCTTTACCAATTGTGCGTGTTGATCAATTAAAAGTTAATCCACGACAAAACACAAACATTTGGGAAAAAGCGCTTGGTTTAGAATTTGGAGATAGAATTTCAGTTAAAATAGTAAATCCTGATAGTTCAAGCTATACTGATGAGTTGTGGATAGAAAGCATAAGCCACAATATAAACGCAAGTGCTCAATCATGGAATTGGAGCTTAACTCTAAGCCCTGCAAGTTCAAGCGCATGGGTATTAGGTTCTGCTAGACTTGGAATTGGAACGAGGTTTGCGTATAGTTAATAAAAAGGAGATTTAAACATGGCAGGTGCAGGTTTTAAGATATGGACAACAGGAGATTTAGTAAATGCTTCTGAATTTAATTCTTATATCCAAGAACAAGTTGTTATGGTTTTTGCAGATAGCACTGCACGAGATAGTGCAGTTACTTCCCCAAGCGAAGGTATGTTTTGCTTTTTACAAGATACAAATTCACTTCAATTTTATGACGGATCTGCTTGGGCAAACTTTATAGGAGAAGGAGATATTACAGGTGTTACTGCAGGTGCAGGCTTAAGTGGTGGTGGAACTTCAGGTGCAGTTTCATTAGCAGTTGATGTTAATGGCTCAACTTCAGCAACTGTTGCAGGTGGAGATGAAGTAATGATAGGTGATGTTTCTGATAGTAATAATATTAAAAAAACAACTGCACAAGATATTGCAAATTTAGCTCCCGCAGGAGCAACTGTTGGGCTAATATTAGCATTAGGATAAGAAGGGAAATATGGCTGAAACATACAAAAACGCATACCTTGATGTCACAAGTTCTGCTCAAACTTTATACACCAATTCAAGTGGTGGTACAGGTATTGTTGTAACTTTAAGGATCACAAATGTAGATGGTGCAACAGATGACACAATAACTGCTGATGTTATTGACGGAACTTCTGGAAATGCAAGAATTGCATATACAATTTCAGTTCCAGCAGATAGCACTATTGAATTAGCAGGAACTTCTAAATTATTTTTAGAAAATGGCGATAAAATTGATTTGACTGGTGGTAATGCGTCAGGCGATTTAGAGGCGTTTGCAAGTATTTTAGAAATAACATAAGGAGTGATCAATGCCTTATGGTTATCTAGGACAAAATCAACCTAATCAAACTGTATCTAATAGTGGTGTCTTTTCTATTACTGATGTAGCTGAACTTCAATCACAGGGAAAACTTGGTGGTAGCTTAGAACTTATT